CATTATTTCACCAAAGTAATCTCTTAATGCTGGTAAGTTTTTGATCTGTCCTGGAAACACAGGATGTTCCTGTGTATGAATTGTTTCTAATGCATTTACTAATGCTTCTGATAAGTCGTTACCTGCAGAATTTTTCTTTACTGTTTGTATAACATCCATTACACCATTAAATTCATCATCTGTTTTAATTAAATGTTGTGGATCTATGCCAATGTCTAATTTCATTGCTCCAGCAGTTTGTAATTTCCAACCAAGTGGTACTTGACCGTTGCTCCATTTACCCATCATATCTGCTGTTTTTTGTTTAAAGTATCTTCCCCAATATGTTGGTTTATCATTTAATTCTGGATCTGTAAGTGTAGCAATACCAAATGCTAAACTACCATTATTAGGAGTATTAGTCCATTCTATTTGACTATTGATTTCTTGTTCTGTTGCTCTAATAAATTCATCTCTGCTTTCTGGATCAGGGAATTGCATTTCTTCTTGTGGGTATAAATCTACACGTTGAAACTCTAATTGATCGTTTCCTTTTTGAAATCTATCGCCAACAACTCTTCCCATTATACCTTTTGCTTCTAAAAGAGATTTAACGTGTTGCTTACTCCACTCATTGATATTGAGTTTTGCTTTTACTTCCGGTCCTAGTGTTTCTGCATAACCTCTAACAATACCTCTTGCACATGCATCATCACCGGCTTCTGCTCTTAAACGTTTAAAATCATTTAACATTCCTGGAACAGGTATTGCTGTAAAGGCTAACATTTGTTTTTTAAGATCGCTTACTGGAAAATGATCTGCTAATAATTTGTTTATAACTACAATAGTATCATTGTTTGGCGTGGCATCTTCTTTAACTTTTTTCTTTTTCTTTTTCTCTTTAGGTAAATCTTTAAGCAATGCCGCCATGTCTTGGCCTGCTTCTATTGTTTCATATAACTTATCAATTTTAGTTTTATTTACTTTTGATATAATATCTAATTGTTCTTGTAAAGGTAATGCATCAAATTTATTAAACACACTTTCTAATTCTGGGTTACTAGGTGAATTGCTGAGTCTATTTCTAACTATTTCTCGTGCTTGAGCTATGGTCATAGGTTCGCCGCCACCTGATTTATTACTTACAAGTGCTTGTAATATCATATTCTTAGTGCCGCCTGGAGTAACATCTCCATTTAGTATAGCAACAAGTTTATTTACTTCGGCTTGAGGCATGTAGTTTTGTATGCCATCTTGCATCATTCTATCAAAAAGTTGATATGCATCTCTGGCAGATTGATAACCGCTATCACTACCATACATACCACTTACATCATCACCATCACTGCCGTCTGGATTCTTTCTGAAATAGTTTCCACCACTAACATTATAGTTCTTTTTGATGTAATCTTCTGCGGCTAAAACTGCGGCGGCCCATCTACTGCCACTAACTACATTTCCACCATCTGGTGCATATTCTTTTTCTGGTCTCCAATCATGGTTACCGTCAAATTGTTTGTATGCTTTCTTTAAAAGTTCTGCACCTTGGTCATTTACACCACGTGTTATGCCTAAGTGGTCTGCCAAGTTGCCCCAATTTGTTTTACTTGCTATGCCATTAGAAGATTCTCGATCATAGTCTTCTACACCACCTGCTCTTAATAATGATTCTACTTTGGTATTAAATGCTGTTGCTTTGCTGTCTATTGCTTTTGCTTTTTTAGATAATTTTGGATTGTTTACATGCCATGCCGCGGCACTTGAAAACTCAAATGGTTCGCCTAAATCACTGTTGAGTTCTTTTCTTGGCAATAGAGGTTCGTGCCCTAACCCATTCATTCCCTCTCTTCCGTCGCCGAGAGAACCATTGTCAAAAACAACTCCTCGTAATTTTAACTTTTGTTTGATGTTATGATCGTTGCCACTAACATATCTATTCAAGAAATTATCTATACTAACTCTATACTTGTCTCTAAATGCATTGTAGATCTTTTCGATTTTTTCTTCTCTCCAAGTATCTTTTATTTTTCTGTACATGTGATTTCGTTGCTTATAGGCTTCTCTGGCTATAGATTCATGACTTGTTGGCATTTGTATACAGAAGTCATATGAGCTGTTTTGATTATTCCTGGCCCAATCTAAATAACCATATAAACTACGATCGGAATAAGAGTCTAATTCATCAATCATTTCTTTTCTATAATATAAGTCGCCGCCAAAATCAAATGTTTTTACAGTTGCCAATACTTTACTGTTCTTTTTAGTAAACTCTCGATCTTTTTTATCTACTTTGAGTTTATTATCTATTTGATCTTGTTGAGAGTCAAACCCTAGTTTTTGTGTAACTTTATCAAATGAAACCATAAACTGTTTAATTGCGTCTAAACGTTTTCTAATTAAGTCAGGTACAGGACCCATTTTATAAACACTTGGCTTTGTATCTTTTAATCTATAGTATTTGTCAAATGAACCTCTAAAGAAATCTTGTAGCAAATTTTTATAATCTTCTGCTACTGTATCTCCAATTGATCTAGGAGTGAATCTCCCGCCGTCTATTTCATCAATGATATCTTTTAACCTTTCTGCTGTATATCCAGTTAGACCAAAAAAGGCTTGACCATCTCTTTGGGTACCTGCATCAGTACCATCTAATTCACTGTATTTGTCAAGCATCATGTCATCGGATGTTTCAATAACGTCATACATACTTTTTACAGATTTGTTTATTTCTTTTAAACTATCTATATATAATTGTAAATCTTCATCTTTAATTCTATCTAATTCTTCCCAACGAGTTCTATACTTAATCATAAACTTGCTCAGCCAATTATCTGTATAATTGTCGCCGCCTTGCACTTTTAGATTTACACCTTTACCAACTGGTTGAGTGTAAGGTTTGTATGATTTTAAATGATCAATAAATTTATTGTATCCTTCTTTAGATATTGGATCGCCAGGGCTAACCCAATGGCCGTCAACTGGCCCGTATCCAAAAGAGCCACGTGTTATACCACCAAAGAACTCTTTGTATTCCGTTTTAAAAGAAGGTTGCTCTATTTGTGTTTTCCAAGCATCTGCTACTACTTTTTTACTTCTAGTTGGTAATACATCTGCTAATTTAGAAATAAATTCATCATATTTTTTGCCTTTGAGATCATCACTGTTTATAGCACTCCAGATACCTGATGCTATTTTTTCTACTTGTGGACCTGATGCAAATGATGGTAATTCCACAAACTCCTTTTTAAATAATCTTTCTACACCATTTTGAGCTCTTTCCAATGTTGTTTGTGGGGAAACTGTTTTATTTGTAAAAATTTCTCTATAAGATTTAGTAATCATTTTGCCTAATTCATCGAGAGTAAGTTCAAAATCTTTAACAGTATTTCTCAATATCCCAATACCTTTTGCACTTATGACATCTCTGTTTAAATTTTGGTTTAAGTCATAACCTGCCTGTGCTACACCTAGTGCAAATTTTTCTTGAGCTTTTTTAAGTAAACTTTCTTTTTGTAATCTATCAGTCTCTACATCTTCTTTTAATCCAGGTTTTCTTGCTTTTAGTGTTTTATATCTATGTAAATTGTTAAATGCACTAGCAAGGATAAACATAGATTCTACATAATTTTGTTTGTTAAAAAATCCTTTCAACACATTTACTGCTGGATGTTCTGCACCATCATCAAATCGGCCTTTTGTTCTTTCATCATCACGATCACTAATTGAATCTAACTGATTTATAAAGCGGAATAATGCTTTTGCATAATCTTTATTATATGCGTCATCACCTTCAGTAGTATATCCTGCTGTCATAGTTGTAGCATAACGGATTACTGCTTTTGCAACCTTGTTAAAATCTAAATGGTAATCGTCGCCGCCGCCTATTCTAAATTCTACAAGTTGTTTTCCGGTATCTGGATCTGTTTGATCTTTAAAGTTTATAGAACTAAATTTGGCACTATCAATGCCTTTGCTTAAAATACTTTCTATACCTTTAATAGTTTTTGTATTTTCTGGATTTGCTTTGAGCTCTGCCGCTTTTCTTTTTAGGCTATCTATTTGGCTTTTTGCATAACTGTTATTTTGTCTGCCAAACGTACTTAATAAATATTTGTCGCCAAGTAGCATTGCTATTTTTAACTTGTTTGGGCTATTCTCCACCCTGTTATTTGAGGTTCCTTTGCCTTGGTAACTCATAGTAACATGTAACCCTGTTGAATGGTTTGTTTCTACCCCCATGTCACTAAAAAAATTAAAAAGACTTTTCATCTCTTCAAGCATTTTACCGGGTGAACTGTAAACTGGACTGATAATTTCTGCACCAGTACCTGAGTAAATATCTATACTACTATCATCTTCTACTGCCCATGTGTCATACCCACTAGTACTACCATACTCTCCATATTCTGCACGATTGGTAAAATCACTATATTGCTCTGACCAGTTATTTAAATAGTCTGCTACTTCTTCTAATCCGCCGCCGCCCTCTGGATTACTTATATAATAATCTCCAAGCTCGGCTAAACAATTACCCCAACCACCATATTCTCTATTTGCCCATACATCTATGTCGTATTCGGTCTCTATTTCGTCAACGGCTTCATCCATTGCTTCACCAGACTCACGTATTGCTTCTTCTATCCATTCGATTAAATCATCTTCTCTTTCTTCTTCTGCGTACTGTCTTCCCCAAGCAATAAAATCCCAATCTTCGTATTCTTCTCGTTCTTCTTCTGGCAAGTCATCTAGTATGCGTTCTTTGTATTCTTCTATGTCGTCTTCGTCTAGTTGATCTTCAACAAAATCATTTATATAATCTTCATCTTCTTTTCTATCTTGTGTCATACGGGAAATAATTTCGCCTTCCAAATCAAATGCCATTTCGTAGACCCATTCTCTGTATGCTTCTTCTATTTCATTTACAGCACGTCTGCCAATTTGATCATAAAGTGCATCTTGTATCTCATACCATGTATTTTCATCAGCCCAGTTTTCGTCTTCACCGCCGCCATATACTTCAGTCCAAACAGTTTCTGCTTCAAAACCACATTTAATTGGTGCTGTTAGAGCCGCTTGTCCTATTTCTTTTTTATTAAAATTGATTTCAAATATTTGCTCTCGGCCTTGTTCGCTGAGTTTATGCTTTCTTGCTAATTTTTTAACACCTTGATTATCTTTGCTTCTAAATTTTATTCCAGATTGTGTTTTCTTAACAAGTGTGCCCAACTTACCTTCATCAACTAAAGCATGTACTTCATCTTTGGGATCTAGTAATTGGTATTCACCTTTTTTGTCTTGTACTACAACTTTATCAGGATTTGGTTTATCACCTACTTTACTTACAACTTTACCCAATGGGTTTCCATCTTTGTCATTGTACTCTGAATCTACATCTAAATCACCTGCTTTGATAGGTGTATATTTAGGTAGTTCCTCTGGTGTAGTGTCTACACCTTGTGTTGTTGGACTGCCTTTATCTGGTTTTGCTGTAGTTTTTTGTGTGGTGGGACTTGCTACAGCATTTGCTTTTGCATTTGCACCAATTTGTTGTCCACCTACTGCGGTAGGTGTGCCTGGCTTTAATCCATATTCATTTAGTAATGATTGAAAAGTTCTTACATCCTTAAACTTCATCTTATCGCCTGTTTGTTGCTCTATTTAAAGAACGTAATCTTTTTGATGCTGGATTCATTCTTTTTGTTCTTTGTGATTTTCTTGACATTCTAGCACCCATTCGTGCTTTAGTTTTTCTCAATGTCATTCTCTTTTTCATGTCAATTGGTTTATGACATTGACTTGGGTTACTTACTACCCTGCCTTTTCTACGGCCACTAGTACAACGGACAGCACGTTTTACTTTGTTGCCCATTTTACGCCAAACCATTCTTGCTTCTATGATTGTGGCTTCTTCGCCTAGTTCTAATAATTTCATATTATCCTAAAAAGTTTACTAAAAGTCCAATTACCAATGCAACTAATGTTGTAAAACTTGTACCAACTATTGCAACTAGCCAATTTTCTAATTTATTTAATCTTACTTTAGTATCTTCTTTGAATTCCCTGAGTTCGGTAGTTATGCTTTCTATACGCAACATATCCGCAATGATATGTGCCTCCATATTATGAGACTCTGCGTATATTTGTTTTTCTTCTGGCAGTTGCTCTGGTAATTTCTTTTTCATTTTATAATAAATCCTGTTTTGTAAATTCCATATTCTTAGAATTTTTAGTATCAACGGTACCTCCATTTAATACTATATTGTCAAACTCGTTTACTAGTGTCTCAACTGTATGTGCTCCTGGTCTTTCAGTTGCAAATTTAAAAATCCATCCTGCACCTGTCATACTTGGTGCTCCATAATTTTCTAATAAATTGTTACCTGTACCGTCTAACTCAACTGGATTGTTCATAACAATAGGCATTGCTCTCATTCCTATTACTTGTACAACACTTTCAAAATCTTTTTGACTGTTGTCACCAAAATCATCAGTGTTAGTAATGTCAATAGTAGTGTACAAAGTGAAAAATTCTATATCACCTGTAACAACTTCCATGGAAGTCATTGCCCCGCTTCTTTGTCCAACCATTGTGTCTCCTGTGTCTTTAGTTGTATTTATCACAATTTAAAAATTTATCCTAAGAACTAGAAGTCATAAAAAAAGCAGGCCTAAACCTGCTTTTTAAAAAGTTGTTAAGTATTAAACTTAGACTACTCTGTACTCACCTGCTGTTACAGTTGCGTTTGCACCTGAACCAGTAAGAACTGGTTGGATAGCCGCTAGTAAGTCAGCCGCACTTGGTTGACCTTCTACTGCTACATGCATTACTGTTGCAGAAATGCTGTTGATGATTACTGGTGTACATCTTGTTGCTAATGCTGATAAAACTAATTCACCTTTGTTAGCCGCACCTGCTGTGAAACCAAATGAACTAATGTCATCTGTTCCGTCTACTTCGTCTATGATGAAGTGACTTAAAGAACCTACTAATAATTGTCCTTCTGCCGCCGCACCGTTTACTCTTGTTAAAGCCATTTGCTTCTCCTAATTTGTTGTACATTCGTGGTCTTAAACCACCGCCGTTGTTACTATGAATGTACTTTGGTTACTTTTATTTATCAAAAATCCACAAAAAAAGGGAGCCTAAACTCCCTTTAAATTTGTTTTAATGCTATATCTTATAGATCAAAAGCCGCAACTGTTACTGCTGACCATGTTACGCCATCAGCATCAGTAAGAGCTTGTACAACGTCTTCTAAGTGAGCCGCTAAAGTTTCACTGTTTGTTCCGTCATATGTATCTGTACCGTGTTCGCCTTCAAATAAAACTTTAAGACCTTGTCCTGTTCCACCTGTTGCGTCTACTGTACCGATTGCTAAAGGTGTTAAACCTTCATTTGCTACTGCTTTCATAAAGATGTCTAATGCACCGCCGACTGCTGTCTTGGCTGATACGTCAACACCGAAATCTACCTGGATACCTGCTAGTACTTTACCACCTAAGTGACCTGCACTAACAACTGCACCTGTATTTTGTGATTGTGCCATTTTAATTCTCCAATGAATTTATTAAGTTACTTTTATTTATCAAAAAAATGATTTATTTAGGTGTTCTAGCACGATACTTTTTACCAATATCCATTAAACCTTGCAATTTTCCGGATAATCTATCGCCTAGTGTTTTACCTGTTGACAAAGATTTAGCCATTGTTGATGTATCTACATCTTGGAAAGGATTGGCCGGTCCGCCTTTGTATGCATTCTTATTACCTGCTTGACCACCTCGTTTTCTTTTTGGTTCTGCTTCTATCTCATCTCTACCGTATGTCATTTTGGTATTTGTCTTTTGATCTCTTGATTGTTTTTTGTCTTGATTTTTTCGCTTTTTAGCAGAATATTCTTCAGCGGCATTGGATATTGCATCCATTGGGCTCATTCCGCCGGCGCCAAATATTGCTTTTGCTCTAGCAACAATATAACTTCTAGCATCTGAACTATAATATGGACCTGATGTTTTAATCCACAACTGCATAGCACTATCGAAACGTTTAATTTCTTCGCCATCAGCCTCTACTATAATATCTTTAATAAGCATATCTGTATTTATCTAAATTCATTTAAAAAAGTAACACAGGCAGGACATAGTTCATAATATTCTTTTTCTTGTGTATCATGAAATAGTTTTTTGACCTCTTCAATTGGCAAAGATTTTTTACCAAATGCCTTATTATTTGCTAATTGCTCTTCAGATTCAAATATTCTTTGCAGTTTGCTATACATATATTCACTGTTATTAAGTTTTTTGATATCGAGACCAAACATATCTATATTTGTACAGCAACCTGTGATGTCTAACTCCATTAAAACATCTATTAGTCGGTATGTCCAAGCAAGATTGTTTACAACTTTTAGTTCTTCATCGTGACTAGACAGATGTTTATTTGAAATATTAAATTGAGTATTGTGACCATTATCCATCATAGTCAATATTGACTGTGCTATTTCTACCTTATCTCTTATTCCATATACACAAGTAACAGTCTTAAATCTATTAGATAAAACAGCAAATACATGAACTATTTGTTGTATTGCATTGTCCACTAGTAAGTCTATATTATCAATATCTAGGTCATGATTATTTAAAAATGTGCCAAACCCTTCAGGATATGTAACATAAAAAGTTGCGTCTTCCGGTGGGTTACGTCTTTCAAACCTTTGAAAAAACCTATCAACATTATCTTCTATGCAATGACAGTCTGCATCTGGTTTAGTACAACATTTTTTAGCATGTAACAAAGTACTAAAACTTTCTAACCTATCTATCTGGAACCCTTCTTTTATCTTCATTTTATCATAAAGAAATTGGTTATCGGTTATTTTGCCGGCTTTATGTCTTATTAAATGCTTATCTAATTTTTCAAAAGGTTCTATTGGTATTATTTTGTCTCTGATATGAGGTGGTGCATTATGAAATAGATCGAATAGATATGTGGTACCGGTTCTTGGCGGTCCAAGGCTGATCAATAAATTATACTTTTTTTCTGCCACTTGCCCAATACCCTGCTATTGCACCAATACCTGCTCCAGTTTTACCACCTAATTTATTTTTGGTAAGTTTTGGTATTGCTTTACTGCCAACATAGGCTCCAACTGCTGTTGCCGCCGCTCGTTTTAATGTGTTTGATTTTTGAGGTACTGGTTTTAATTCTCGTCTAAGTTGCATTGAACTAGCATGTCTAAATACTTCACTGCCTGTTCCTTTAACTCTTAATTGCTGAACCATTTTACTAATAACTGCTTGACGTTGAGAAAATTTTAATTGTGGCCATTGACAAATTAAACGTCTCATTTGTTTGTAAATAGGATTACTAATTTTTAATTGTGATTCTAATCTAAATAAAAATGTTGTAGCATCACTAATTGATACATTGTCTTTTGATAGTCTTGTAATAAATTGATAGTATTTTCTATTTTGAAAAGATAGTGTTTTTAAAAACTTTCTATCTGCATTTTTAATTTTAATCTGTGGATAATCTGATTGGTTTACAGCAAAAGCCAACATATATAAGTCTGTTGCCGCTGTTCTAAACACTGCAAAAGGTCCGTATTGTATTGTTTTATATGCGTATGCTAACCCATAATCACGTTGCTTACTGTCTTGTGTAAACATAAATGTTGCTAACGTTTGCAAGTAAAATAAGTCTGCAATTTCTCTGCCAGACAATCGTGAAAAACTTCCTGTAAATCTAAACAATTTACTTTCGGCGAGTTCTTGATTTATAAGTTGTAGTTCCATTCTATGAACCTGGTTTGCCTGAACCAAAATTTAGTTTACTGAATTCTAATCTATCTACTAATTTTAATGCGTTTCCTAATCTATCTACAGCAACAAATCCTTCTTCACCAGTTATCTCATAACCTTTTTCTGTTTGCTTAAATGTTGGCATTTGTCTTATCTGCTCTAGTTTTCTAACAATAATAATTTTTGCTTCTATGAGTTTTAAGTACAAATCATATACTGCAATAATACTCTGTAAATTTTCTTTAATAAATTTTACACCTTGTACCATTGTTTGTGTTTTAGCATCAATAGTTTTTTGTTGTTTAACTTTATCTATCTCTTTTGTCCAATAATTTACAAATTTTGTGATAAAATCTTGTGCAAATTTAGTAGGTTCATCAAAGTGTCCTTGACGTACTTGATTATTTGCATGAGCTTTTAACTGTTCTAAAAATGTTTTACCAACTAAGTCAGTTCCTTTTTGCAACCAACTAAAAGTATTTGCATCAATACTTTTTAAATAATTGTCTGCTTCTTGTATAGCACTAAGCATTTTATGACCTTCAGCATCACTTAGGGTTACTGTACCACTTAAATCTTTAATGGTTGCATCTCTTTGCCATACACCAGCATTTGCCCCATTACCTAACACACTAGCATCAAAACCAAATTTTGCTTGAGTATCTGCTAGTGTTGGACCACCTACATATTCTGTGTGCCATACAATACCAAATCCAGCACTTAATATTTCTTTTGCTAGATCACTATCTTTAGGTATAGCATAAACAATAGTATTTGGTTTGAAAACTATATATTGCTCACCGTCAATAACTTCTTCTTTTATATCTTCTGATCCGGCAAAAAGCATATCACCTTGTGCAACTGTGTCCCAATTTAATCTGCTTAAATATTTCAATGCAAGTTTAAGTTTATCTCTCAAACCACTGGCATCTTTTTCGCCTTGATCGGCATGATATTTTTCTATATCCGAATTTGTAAAATTCATTTTAGGCTTTTTAGCAAAAACACCTTTGGTTCCTACAAAGAATTTTCCAGTTTGTGGGTCTTTACCTGCTACAATGGCTGGTGCTCCATCCCATTTAGTTGTCATTGATACTGGAGTTTTTGTATTACCTTCTAGCATTTGATGTAAACTGTATAGATAGTCTACTGCTTCTTTGGCACCTTCATGTCCTTTATTAAAGATATTATCTTCTAAATGTTCTAAGTGAGTATTTTTACCATCTGCTTCAAGTAAAGATTCTGTGAGGATTGTTGTTACTAGAGGTTTAGAAATTTCTAAAAATTTCATACTAAACTCCTGCTAATATTTTTGTTTCAAATAAATCTAAATCTTTTTGAGGAATTAAAACAACATCTGATTGTGATTCTGATAATAAAACTTTATAACCTAATTGTTCCCATGTAATACCAGCATATTCTAATACACGATTTACATGTTCATATGATTCTCTGCTCATATTTCTTGCTACTTTAACAAGTTCTTGGTAAGCAGGACTTGTTTTATCCATTTGTGTTCTCTTTAACATGGCAGGCAATGTTGCGGCATAGTTGCTAATATCAATATTTTGAGATTTCATCCTGGATAATTCATCCACAAATTTTTGTGCGGCTTGTTCATTACCACCTATAACTTGTTTTTGTAAATATCCCAAATCTGTTTTTGCAATATTTGGTACTGCTTTCTTATCAGGTGCTACTGGATCAAGTTTAGGTTTACTTCTAATCAAGTTACCTAAGCCTCTTCCTATTCCTGCACCTGCAACTGCACCCATTCTTTTACCTAAGTTTGCATCAGGATCTGCTAACGTTTTTGTTGCAAGTTGCCCACCCATTGCTTTTGTCAATCTGTCTTTCATTTTAGACATAAAGCCTTGTGGTTGCTTGCCTTTGTTTTGATAGATTTTGTTTAATTCTTTTGCTTGAGCAGATGTCGGGGAGATTGGTTGTGTCCCAGGTACTGGATTACCTTTTTTATCTACTTCTTGCCAACCCTGTGCAGAATTATTGAATTGTCTACCATCTGGCAGTTTAACTGATGCTGATTGATAATCTCTAGTGGCCGCTTTTTGTCTAGCCTGTTGAGAATATTTTCCGTCTGCTGTTGCACCTTGTTGAAAGTTTCTTTTTTGTTTGTTTTTTAAAAACTGTTGTTTAGCCCTACTTTGAGGTGCTTCGAAAATATCACTTAATTTCATCGGTGCTCTCTTTAACTATTTTCTTGATACCTCGTGAAAATTTCTTAAAGTCACCGCTCTTAAGACTGTTGATAAGTCTTCTTTCTAAATCTAATGCTACATCATCTTCATACAATTCATATAATGTTTTTTTAATATTTTCTGCACTAGATACTAAATGCTCAACTCTATTCTCAAGAACATGGTGTTTACTCCTATCAATGCTGATGGAGTTTAATTCTTCTAATATACTTCTTGTTTTTTTCACTTTAGTATTCCCTAATACACATATTTATCATTATATGTCATTTTTCTTAATAAACTCTCTGATGTTTAATGCCTGGTTTACTGTACTTTGTGCTTTTTCCTCGTCTGCCGCCATTGTATTAGTACGTCTTACTGTTTCTAATACAGAAGAAGTAGTGAGTGTCATTGCATCTTCATCATCTTCATCTAAATCACTTACTCTAAGTGTATCTGGACAAAACTTCAAGTCTACTTTACTACCAACACCACTACTAGAACGTGTTTTCATAAACTGTATTTGATATCTACCACGTTCTCTCATAGCATTACTTGTAAAAATACCCACAACATTATCTGCTGTTTGTATTTTACTGATACCACCTGCAATATGATGGTGGTCAAACTCTATTTCTTCTACTGCACCTCTGTTTAACTGAGATGCTGTTACCATTAAGATACCTTTTTCTACTGCTAAGTTACGCAATTCCTCAGATACATACTTGTCTTTAATAAACAAATCACCCGGACTTACTCTAGCACTAATAGGCATCATCAAATCTAAATAGTCAACCAGTAAGCAATCCACTTTTACATCAGTGTTTATTTCATATTCTCTAACAAATGCCCTAATATCGTTTGTTGTAACACCATTACTCATTTGTTTTACTCTAAACTTACCAGCACTCTTAGACTTCATCTTAACTTTTAAGTGTACATCATCCATATTACGCATAATTTCTTTAGTGCCATATTCACTAACCATTGCATCTAGACGCATACTAATAAGTTGTTCACTTAACTCTAAACTAATATAAACAACGTTAAGTCCTGCTAATGCCCAATTGACACCTAAGTTCTGTAAGAACAAACTTTTACCTGCGCCTGAGCCTCCTGCGAATATTGTGATTTCTCCTCTGTTCAGACCACCGTAAAGTTTCTGATCGAACATTTTCCACCCTGTTGGTGTTGCTCCTGCTTGGTCTTTTATCCACTGTAATCTCTCTTTTGGATTGTCAAAGTAATCTAGTCCTAAATCTTTTACAAGCCCTACTTGACTTGCGTCTTTAATTTTAGTTTCTACGGCACCGTAATCACCTTTTTCTAAATCATCTGTGCTATCAAGTATTGCTTTTTCCAATGCTTTGTGTCTACAAAAAGTTTCTAGGCTATCTAAAAACCATTCAATATGATTATCGGTAATGTTTTCTACACGTTCTAAGTCTACATTAGTTGTTGCACTGATTTGATCAATAGTAGGTATACTATTATATTCTGTTGTGTGATCTTTTAAGAACTTCACTGCATCTTGAAACTTCTTATTAAACATGTAAGGTTCAACAATATTGTTTACCCTCACAAAAAGTTCAGGATCGCTTACTAAAAAACGTAAAAATAGTTCTTGTACTTCTTCTGTGTATTCTTGTCTATCCATATATCTTACCTATTTGTTGCCAAAAGGATTGTGCTAATAATTTATGACCTTTTTCATTAGGATGTGTGTCATCTTGGCTAATTATATATTCCAAATCGTTGTTTAACATATTTGCAATTGATAGTTTTGTCCAGTTATTTTTATTTACTGCACTTTCTAAAATATGTATAATTGGTTGTTTTTGCGGACTATACATATGAGTAAACATATTACCTGCTATATGACTATCTGGACCCATACTAGTAAACAAATATTTAATGTTATGTTGTTCAAAGTAGTTTTGTAATATCAGTATGTTCTTCAAAGTACTTAGTCTGTAATCAGTAATAGATTGCAAGTACATCATGTCTTCAGTTGCCGCATTAGAAATATGTACTAAATCTTTGTCACGTGTTGTTGAACCTTTTTCAACAGTAACAGCCATTGATAAGTCTTCTGGAGAATTGTTATTTAAAACTGTAGTACCACCAATCCATTCTTTTAAGTTTGCATTATAATATTCCTTGCGGAACAAACTAGTCCATTGTATTACCGCCATGTAATTGCTCATGTCATTTTTACTGCAAAAATCTAGAGTAGTTCTCACTATCCTGTCATTACTACCTCCGGCCATTGATAAATTATGTACTTCTACAAACATGCCATTTTCTACTAGTTGCTGTGGCCATGTATTATCACCGTCAGTAAAACTACAACCATTTGCTAATAACTTCATATGTAGTT